ATAAACAAAGCTACACAACGACCTTGGCGATTTTATTGCGATTAAGGAGAAACATGAAAAGCTTGACGTACTGGAAGTAGCTCGCCTCACTCATGAATGACACGCCGCCCATATACGAAAGCTTGGAGTTTACCTGCTCGACAGCTTGTGTATTGAGTTGCCCGAGAGTCATCTTGCCATTGAGAATCTTCGTGTCGGAGGGGTACGAATCGATATTGAACGAAGAATGACATCCTACGTGATTCTTGAAATGAAGTCGATCGATCAGCCATTTCGTGTGCGAGAAGAACTTTGGCTCGCGAGATAAACAGTAGCGACCGGCGTTGCATGCGTTGTCGTATACTACCGTGCCAGGAGCAAACTGGAATCGCTCGTACAGAATTGAAAAGAGCGTCGATGGTCCTTCGAATCGCCGTAGGGCCTGAAAACCCAGAATGATTCCGTGCGGGCAAACGATTGTGAACAATCCGGGCGTAAACTTGCGGCCTTTCAAGTTCAAATGCTTCGTGCACGGCCCAACCTCGGACTCCTGGATTCGCGCAGCGTTGGCCTTGGCGTCGACCGAGTAGTTACGAGTCCGTCGCCAGCGTCTCTTCATATTCCCCGAAAAAAAAGCGAGAGAATCTTCCTCGAGTCCACCATCGATATTTGAAGTGGTGGTCGGGACGTCTCCATGGTCGTTCATAGTTCCAGGTTTGCGCGCAGCTACCTGCAACTCCTCGAGAAAATCGCGAAACTCAATGGGAACTCGTTTCCAAATTTTGCCGCCGCTCGGAGCCATCACAGCTCCAAGGACTGACCACCACGCGACGACACTGGAGACGGTACCTGGAGAAATCTTGTCACCGGAAATGAGGTCGTCCAACACCGAGCGGGCATTTCCAACTCCATACACCAGCTCTGCCGGAATGATTGTCGTGACGGGATGCGGCGTCGAGATGCATGCAATGAGATCGCGATATATGGGAGGGCAAAGATGTTTGCCATCAATCATAAACGTGTTCTTGTCAGTGATATAATTCAACATCTTGACGAACCCATTGGGAATCTCGGTCGCGAACTTCGAAGGCAGTTCCCGTTTCCAGTGTGCGTAATCGTAAATCAACGACCGCGTCGCCGAGTTTCGGAGGTACGCGTACTCGACGGGCCGCTCGCAGTGCACGACGGCGTCGGATGGAGAGTATGGCGCGTCGGGGTGGATCGACGATGCCAGCGTTTTCTTGAATCCTTTGACCTTTCCGTCGGCGATGATCGTCATATCTTTGGGGTGAAGATTGGAGCAGTGCGGGCATTGGAACCCTTTGTCATAATCCACATCGATGAGCGGAATGAAGAGTTGTAAGGCGCGATGATACATCCCACACGAACAGAAATCGTGGCCAGAACGCGCGTACGCCTCCAAAATCTGCTCGTGCATTGCGAAGACGGTCATCTTGCTGTGTGTCATGGCGTCGATGTATGTGAAGAGCGTCTCGTACAAAAAAAGCGATTCGCCGGAAAGGTTGAAAATCCCATCCTCTTTTCCGTCGTAAAGTCTCTTGCATTTTTTCTTGGTGGGGTCGGGGTTCGTGCACGGCCGATAGTAGACCGAGACTTTGCGACACGCCCAGGGTCCGTAGAGAATGCTGGTGTCTTTGCGATTCCTGCTGAGACTCAGCCATTTCTGCTCCACAGGATCGCGTGGATCCCATGCACATCCGCAACTGCACGTGCCAGAGATAGGCGGCACGCACTTGTCACGCCGCGGAAGCCAGTCGCCTCCACGCACGCGACGCACATGGTGCTCGGAGATGCTTTCGATCTTGATCGGCTCGGAAGATATGCTTGTGGCACAGACGGTCTCGATGCGACGTTGTTGATGCATGTCAGATGTCTTGAGGCATGCGCCGTTCAGGTGCTCGTTCATATTGGAATCGTCGCTTGCCCACTTGAAAAAACACTCGACGTGAGCGCACGTATAATTGCGGGGACTTTTGCAGCGAAGACACTTGACATACTTCTTCTGCAAACCGTCTTCGTCCTTGTGCGCGTGTCCTGCAATAGTCTCGAGCATCACGAAGACGCGCGAATATATCTCGGTTTCATTGACCAAAGCCAGCGACGCGACAAAGGGATCGGCGTTGACCACCACCACATCGGTGCTGAACTGCATCGGCATCGCGCCAAAAGCAGAATGGACGAACGATTCATTTGAAGGCACGTGCTCATTCGACGCATCCCACAACTTGAATGCCTTGACGTGGACGCATTCCTTCGACTCCGCGAAGACTGCAGACTCGTTGGTCCAGTCGTGCACGCACCCGCTACCATCGACGGATCGCAAAGTGATACGCTGCGATTCGCAGCACGCATCACACGTGAGAATGCATTTATTGGCATCTCTGAACCGGATCGGCGCGACGTAGATATGAACTTGCGAGCCGGCGAGGACCGACAGCGATGTGCCGTTCATAGCGTAGCCAGGCATCGAGTAGCAGTGATCGTCGACCTGCATGACGGAAGACATATTGACCTTCTCCAGTTCACGCAGCATCGACACATACCGCGTCACAATTTCAGGTGAAACGGGTCCTCCCAAAAGACTTGGCGCCGCAGGTTTTTTGGACCGTTTTTTGTGAGGAGGATGAGGAGCGGCGTTGGTGATTCTGGCGGCGGCGGCAGCATCGCCAGAATCATCATCAAGTTCTCCAATCTCTTCAAGCTGCACATCCTGCCGCTTCCTCCCCCTGCTGCCACTCATAGCGCGGGGAAGACGCGGTGAAAGACCGCGCCTACTCCGCGCTAGTGAAACTCTTATTTTGTGTGGTTGCCGCCGCGGCGCGCCCCAAACAACGCGGCTGCCACGTGTCAACTATGAGTTGGCATTTAGGGTTTTAGGGTTTTTAGGGTTTTTAGGATTTCATTGATGTACGAGTCGCTGACACACGGTACTTGCACGTTCGAATCGAGAACAATCTAAAGCGGTTGAGATATGGTGATGTAAGAGTGTTTTACAGATGATGGGATGGAATGTGATGGCGGATACCGTTTGCGGCGAGCGCATACATCCAACAAAATCACGCGATATCTCCGCGGATCCGACGCGCGAGTTTGAGGTCTTTCGGCATGATCGTGACGCGTTTCGCATGGAGCGCAGCGAGATTCGTGTCTTCGAAAACACCCACAAGGTAGGCTTCGGCAGCTTCTTGGATCGCCATGACGGCAGCGCTTTGGAACCGAAGATCGGGACGGTAGGTGGCCGCCACCTCACGAACCAAACGCTGGAATGGCGCTTTTCTAATCAGCAGATCGGCCGTTTTCTGGTACTTCCGGATCTCGCGGAGCGCGACGGTTCCAGGCCGGAACCTGTGAGGCTTCTTGACGCCCCCCTTGGCCAAGGGAAGCGTCTTGGTGCCGAACGCGGGCCGCATACCCGCAATAGATTTGCCCGCGATCTGCTTGACGCGCGCCATATTCTTGTTGCTTTAAATTAAACCGAACATCACACCTACCACGCCTCCGACCTGTCCTTAAGGGGAACTTGATGTTTTCATGCTTTCTTTTTATTTTAGCGTGACATATTGCGTTACATGTCAAAATGCCGCGATCATCGCCGAAAAGCCATCGCATCCGCGCCTCATATCTTCAATTGACGACGCGAATCGCCGCGCTGCTTCCATCGAAATAAACGTGACGTGCGATTTTCCGTTCACGTCAAAAACGCCGCAATGCAATTTCACGAGCGCGTCATACTCGTTCCAAAACGTCTCGTCATCTTCTAAAGATTCAGGAACTGTTAGTATCACGACATACCACTCGTCGTCGTCCATTTTTCTTATTTTGTTATTTTGTAAGTTGTTATGTAAATTGTGTAAATTGCATCCTTAAGTGTATCTTAACGAGTTTGTGAGCATGTGACTTCCAATGTCAATGAATGGTCGACGCCATTGAAATCGATGAGTTCAGATGAGCTGTGGAACATCATACGTACGCGAACCTGATCGAGTTTCGCGATTGGAGGCAAGATCGCATTGCATGTGATTTGTTTATCGTAAAAACATAAATCGAAGCTGTTCACCGCGACGGGAACTTTGGCGAAGACGCGATCGCACCCGCCGCCTCCCGCAGAGCTCACGTCGACGCGGTCGAGAGGATCGATGGAAATCAACAAGTACGATTCGGGGTTCAGTGACGCGACGCCTGGCGAAGTGACGGACCCTGTCCCCGTGATCGTAGCACCGAATCCTAAATAATGCGCCAAGCCGGTCGCCGCGCTCTGTGTCGTCGTATTGATTCCAATTGTCTTTGATACATCGCTGCATGTGAGCGTCGTCTTGAGCGTCACGCGATCGATTGCCACGGTAAATGTCACGCCATCGCCTGAAAATGCAGTATTGAGAGCCTTCTCCAGAGCCGTCTCGATTGTAGAAAATCCGTAATTACCATCGGGAATAACAATATCTTCGACGCTGCTGGGCGAGAGAGTCACTCTGAGCGTCGTATTGCTTTTTTTCGCTGTAAAGACATAAAATGAACTTGGGATTTCTGCCGAGACGAGGCGCGCGGACGTCACGTTATTGTACGTCGTCGGTAACTTGATAACATAATCCGATGGCGTGGCGTACTTGGCGACATCCCGATCGCGACTATCAAGTAAAATCGACCGCGGCGCTTGCAGAGATGTGTGCGATGGATCGTCGAACAATTGCGCAAATCGGCCAGGACCAGCTGAACCTGGATTCCAATGCGCCGACGACGATCCGAACGATGTCATTATAATATACAAGAAGATAATTTTAGCGGATTTGGGACGATTTATCGTATTAATTTTTCATATATATTTTTTCGATGGGGGTATAGTAGGTCCACGCACGCCGCGCCATGAATACCAATAGCACAATCGGCAAATTGAATTTCCCAGGCGGAGTCGTCGACCGCACGAATCAGTTGGCGTTTCTTTCGTTGGCAGATGGACAGTCAAATACATATGTTGGCCTGAATTCCGGTAACAAGTTCCCCGCACGGCTGAATTGTTTCGTGGGTGCAGGGAGTGGAGCCAATACGCGGTACGCAATGACATCCGTATATCTGGGAGCGCTCGCCGGTCAAAGTTCAAACAGAATTGGCGATACGGTAGCTATCGGGTACGGCAGCGCTCAAAGTGCACGTGATTGTTACTCGTCGGTCCTGGTTGGATCGGGCTCGGGTGCAAAACTCGTCCGTTCTGAGCTGAATTCCGTACTTGGCCACCAGAGTTTTTCCAGTGTCGTGAGCGCGAGTCGATGCGTTGCGGTGGGCGCCTACAGTTCTCGTTTCAGTCAAGGAATTTCGGATAATTGTTATGTTGGATACGCGTGCGGCCAGAATTCACGCGGATCCGGGTCGGTATATTTGGGATCCATGAGTGCCCAAGTCGTGAATGGCAACGCGGTAACGAGCGTCGGAGCGGGCTCGTTGGCCAATACCGAGTACGCATCGAATGTGGTCGTGTGCGGCGCGCTGGGAGGTGAGAATTCACAGGATATTCGAGATGTCGTCATGGCAGGGTATGGCGTAGGAAAGGAAATGAGTAATGTCACTTCGAGTCTTGTATTAGGGACGGGCGCAGGGCAAAATATGACGAATTCATCGTATTGCGTCGTCGCAGGCCATAGAACGGGCGAAGTTATGGTGAATTCTTCATTTTCAACACTGATTGGCGGACTCAGTGCTGCGAATGTGCAAGCAAAGTACACGACGGTGGTGGGATCAGGCTCGATGAATCGACGTAATAACCAACGCGTCGAATTCTCCAATTGCGTCATTGTGGGCGAGAGCATCCGCTTCGACGTAGCGAGTCAGCGCGTGACCTTGGCGATCGCCGATGCAATTCAGCAAGTCAGCACGGGAACACAATTCTATGATCCAACACACTTGTTTCCAGGTCCTTTCCTGGAGCTTGTGGATGGGAGTATCGGTGCAGGATCAATTTTATGGAGAATGGAAGAGAGTCTCGACGATGCAGTCACCATCGAGAACTCTGAGCGTAACGTCACGATATTCACGTCGATTCAAATTGGGGTTGGGATGTGGTCGGTGGCGTGGTTTTCCAGTGGCGACGATACATTGACTACATTCACGTCCAAGTACGAATGCGATCTCTCCGTGACGTCCGACGAATTTCAATATACGATCGAAATGACGTTTCGAATCGAAGGAAGTATCGTCGCATCTAAAAATATTATAGTAGATATCGGACCAGATATAATATGGATGGATCTCACGCTTCACCAGAAACCGATCCCTGAAGGAATTGAAATTTCATGGACGTTCATTTCCAATGGTATCGCCTTACCTTCATCTGAATCAGGTCTTGAATCTTCAGTTCTTGTAGAAGATATCGGATCTGGATTTGTCGTCTACTCCTACGCCACAAGTCATCCACGAAGTAGTTACGTTCTGATTCGAGCCTCATCGCCTGACATTCTCAACCCTAAATCAATTTATGTTGTTATCAAACATACCGCGCGATTCGACGAGCGCTTCACATCAACACTGAAACTTGCGAGCTCGGCTCACACGGTCGATGGAGAAGGGCCTGAGATTTCCGTGAATCATCAAATGGCCGATACATACGATCTCGTCTTGGCGAATCCCCCAGATTATATCGGTTTCACCGCGGCGCGATACATCACCGAACCGCGCGTTGCCGGTATCGACGTCGGCACATACTTCAAGGTGGCAGGGCAATCGGGCACATTAGGTCTCGAATGGCTCGCATCTGAACCGACGACTGCATCATCTCTCGGCGACGGCTACGTGATCGAATGTGGCGTGGATGGAGATACCATGTCCCTCGTCGTCTATTCGTCCGGGACGGCCATACTTCGGTGCGGCGACGATATCTCGAGCGCATTCGATACGACCTTGTCAGGACGAAGCGCCATAGTCCCATTCGACCTCTCGACAGCCCGATCCAAAGACCAAATGTATATTTCCATAGATATTTCACATACTCTAGGATCTCACATCCGCATCACGATCCGTGTTCTTGGGTACGCGACGGGAGCGTACGAGGCTCGCCTTCCTCCTTCGGCGCTTCAGCAATACATTTTCAATGTCCTCGACACGAACGTCTTCGACAATGACCCTCCGCGCGATCTCGTCAGCGTGTACGCGTCAAGCACAGATGGACGCATCGCAGCGAGAGATTTCTATATCCGCGAACTCCAATTACGCAACATACCGGCGTTCGAGCGGTGTGTCTTCATTGGATCTAACTTCACGGTCGATCGCGATATCGAGAACTCGTTCGTGCTAAGTTTAGGGCCCGAATACCAGCTTCTCAACGGGACGCCCGACTCCTTCAAGATCAATAGTAACGTGACGCAAGTGAACGGCGCGATGCTTGTCGGCGCGTCTTCGACCAATAATTATATCGCATTCCGCGGTCTTGTGGGCGACGGGTACGAAGTGGATACACCGACGACGTACATTGGAGAACGCGTCTACGATACAGGCACGGAAAGGACCGAACTCCTCCTTTTCAAAGGCGAAGATGGTGTCGGTGCATTGGGGCCTGACCGCGTCCGTGTCTTATCTGGCGAGTTTCACGTCCACACTTTCACAGACTCTGTTGCCAATGTCTACACATACTCCAGGTCCGGGTTTGCGGATGCAGGGAATGCCAGTGTCTTCACCGTCCTGGTCGCCAATAAAGACGGTCTTGGAATATTAAAAAGTCCCGGGGCGGGGTACGAATTAGATATCAACGGCTCGAATGCGCGTAAATTGACAGGCACGATGTGGCTCGAAGGGTCCGACGAGCGCGTGAAATCTAATATCGAGAATGCCGATACCGAGGAGTGTTGCCGCATCTTGAAAAAAATCCCGCTGAAACGGTTTTCGTATACACCATCATATACAGGACGAGACGATAATAAGCGCATGTACGGCTGGCTCGGCCAAGATGTCGAGAAAGTCGTAGAGAATGCCGTGACTCGGACGGCAGCGCACGGCCTCGAAGATTTCAGGACGCTCGATTCAGATCAGCTCCTAAAGGTTATGTGGGGCGCGCTCCAAAACGTGATGCGGAAGGTTGATACATTGACGTTGGCTGCGGCGGCCTCTGAGAAAACGTTGGTGTGACATCGACAGGCGCCTCGACGGTCCGTTTCATGTATAAATAAATCGCGGCGGCGAGTCCGAGCAATGCTGCGAAGATCCATTTGTAGGCTTTCTTGGGTATTGCGTATCTAGATTTCTCTTCCGACTCTTTTTTCCGAGCTGCATCGCGCGCATCGTACGTCGCATTCATCGATTGGGCCGACCGCGTCGCTGCGATGGCCGCGGCCGCTGCTGCAGCTGCTGCCGTCGAAGCAGCGTTGGCGATGATGGGCGCCGTGTTCTGGATGGGATCGCCGCGATCTCTCGTGATGATTTCCAGAGTGAAGCTATGTTCGACGCCATTGAAATCGATGATCTCGCCGTCTTCATGAAACCTGAGTCTGATACGTAATCTGTCGAGACGGGCGACATTGACATCGACGCGCGGCATCGTTCCACGCTGCACATCAAGAATCGCGTACTCGAACGAATTCGCATTGAATGGGATTTTCACAAACGCGCCGCGCCCCGCGCCGCCTCCTCCGATCCTCCCTTCGTCAATACCATTCAACTCTTCGATATCCAGCAAGATGTATGTTGTCGGGTTCAACGACACGATGCTCGATGAGGTGATCGAACCATCTTCACTGAGCTGCACGCCGCTGAAACCGAGATACTTGCCGAGCCCCGCCGACGCATCGACCGAGAAATCGACGAGGTTCGTATTAGATAAAGTCAATTTCTGCGTCGTTGAGCTTATGCTTACAGACCACGTCAAATCGGTGTTGGCATTGAGCGCTTCGACTAAAACACTCTGCATTTCAGTCGACCCGTAATTCCCATCTGGCACTGTGATGCTCACAGGAACAGATTGACCGTCGAGCGTCATGTACAATGTAGAGTTTCCTGATGCCGCAGTGAAAATATAGAACGTCGACGGGATCTCGGCCGTCAATAGCCGTGCGCCAATAACATTTTCGTATATTTTCGGAAGCAATATACGGTACGACCCCGGCTTTCCTGCATCTCTATCGCGCGAATCGATGAGCAACGTATGTTTCATATCCTGTAAGACGTGCGGATTTTTTTCTTTTCATTTATCTGCGCGAATACTAGCTATGAATTCGCTTTTTGAAGAGTGTTCTGATCTCGCATTGCATTGCCGAGATTGCATTATACGCGCGAACAAGTTCAACATGCTCGCAAAATGCCCCGTTATTCGACAGATGCACGAAACGCGGCCGGGCGATCAGATCTATCTTTCAGATATCCCATCGTCGTGGCCGAGAATCACCGTCGATATCTTACATTATTTAAAAAACCCGGCCGAGCTGGATATGGAAGAAGCTGTGATTGCGCGTGAAGCTTTCCACTTCTTCGGATGTAGATACATGCGGCGCGCCATCTCGAAACGTATATGGTATCTGAGAAGTTTGAAAAAATCGTAACGCGCACTTGAGGCCACGCATAAATTTCATATTTTAAACATTTGGGGACGATATGCCGTATTATTGCCGCGAATGTCTCCCACAAAAGAAACAGGCGAATTATGGCGGGAAAGGGGAGAAGCCGACATGTTGCGCGATGCACGGCAAAGCGCATGGATTCATCGATGTCACGAGTACGCGGTGCGGCCATGACGGATGCAAGGGATTCGCAAACTGCGGCATTCAGGGCGGCACAAAGACTCACTGCGGCAAACATAAACGCCCGACAATGATCGACCTCGTGAGTCAGCGATGCAAACATGTCGGATGCAAGGGATTCGCAAACTGCGGCTTCAAGGGCGGCATAAGGACTCATTGTGGCAAACATAAAGCGGACGAAATGATCAACCTTTCGGGTACACGGTGCGAACACGACGGGTGCGATGGATTCGCAGCCTACGGCCCCAAGGGCGGCACAAAGACTCGTTGTGGCAAACATAAACAACCGGATATGATCAACCTCGGGGGTACGCGATGCAAACATGTCGGATGCGACAAATTCGCAGTGTACGGCATCAAGGGCGGCAAAAAACGAATTCGGTGCCACGCCCATAAAACCGATAAGATGGTCGACGTCACGAGTCAGCTGTGCACTGAATGCAAAACGACGTCCACGCACAAAAAGAATCAATTGTGTTCGGCGTGCCGCCAGGTCCAACAAAATGGCGCGTCACGCAAACTCCTTCGCATCGAGCACCGCATTATCGCGATGCTTATCTTACACGGAACGATCATCGACGACGAGCGGACGAAACTCAACAAATCGATCGGAGCGGAGTGCGGCGGCTACAGACCCGACATCTACATCGATTGCGGGAGTTTTATCTTAGTTATCGAGATCGATGAGCACCAACACCGGCCGCGGTACATCTCACGCATCGTCGATGGAGTCGTCACGCCCATGGCCGTCGGATCGTACTCAACCGAATGCGAGAACAAACGCATGATGAGTATCGTCAGCAAAGAGCAGATGCCGGTCTACTTCATCAGGATCAACCCCGATAAGTGCACGATCAACGACAAGGATATTCGAGTATCATTCGAGAAGCGGTGCGAGGCACTGCGTACGCTCATCAAATCGGTTATGGAGGGCGGAACTCCCAACGCGTGGATGACGGTATCGTACGTGTATTACGACGGCGCGCTTCTTAAGACCGTGACGCCCGACCTTCCCGCGGGATTCTGATTCATGTTAACGCGCGGTTCATTTGCGCTCGTTTTGTCTATGTAAAAATAAGAGAGCATGGAGTCGCTTCTTGAAGAATGCGCCGACCTCAAATTTAAATGTGCCGACGGCTCGATCATCCAGGCCAACAAATACACGATGCTTTCGATGTGCCCTGTTATTCGCCAAGTGTACGAAGATACACGACCCAAAGATTCAACATTCCCTTTGATCGGTATTCCACCAGCATGGACGCGTATTGCTGTCGACCTTCTGCATGATTTGAAAAAACCATCCGAATTGTCACTCCAAGAAGCCGAGGACGCCCAAGACGCTTTCCAATTTTTTGATTGTAAGATGATGCGCCACGCCCTCTCACACCGCGTATGGCATTTCCTCAGCAAATTCGAAACTCAAGCGGATCTCGTACCATACATAAGAAGAATTATGAATGATAGCGGCAATCTTGAGATAAAAATCAAGTTCATGAAAAAGTTCAGATCGTTGGGGCCACGGTGGGTCTCAGTACGCGAAATCATTAGGAACACCGACTTAACGCTCGAAAGCGCCTCGTTCTTCATGACTCGTTTCGTGAGTGTGTACCCTTCCAGCGTGGTGTTCCGCGAGATATTCGAGCGTCTTCCATTGCATACCAGAACGGCCCAATCAGCCATGATGTTAATGAGCAGACGAGTTGGCGGCACCTTTTCTCATCCGGGCGAATTGGAAACGATCATGAATTGCGTCGTACGATATTCCACATCGGACCAAGGTCATGAGCACGAGTTCGTGAAATGCGTGCTCGATACGATGAGCGATTACGAGGATGCGCCGCCGAGAAAAATAGTCGGGACGACGATCCAGTACGAATATACATCGCGAATCAGTGCACATACGAACGTCGCGAAGAAGGGAGGAAGAAATTGGACCGCTCGCATCGCGCCATGGCTTTCTTTAACGAAAACAGGCAACGCATTGAACGGAACGCTCGATTTAAGGAAAGTCCCTGCCGCGTGCGAATCGAGGAATTGCCAAGTCCATGTGACTGCCGTATCTGAACGTCGCGATGCATCAACTCAAAAGTTCGAGACTGTTGTCGTCGATGTGTGGAGACGCTTCGATGGCATTGTAGATCACACACTGGATCTTGGCGAATACGATGCGTCTGATCCAGCCGAAAAAGAGTTTGTGGACATCATCGCGTCGCACGGATTACGGCACATTCACGTAAACGCATTCTTCGGTATTCAAGATGCGATGAATTCTTCAAGTATATAAATTAAATCTCGCGTGTAGTTATATATAAACTTTACATAAATGGAGGGCTTCCGGAGGCCCACCAAAAGTTCAAGCGCCAAGGCTCAGAATCGGCCGCCACCCCTAGAATGGTGGAGGACGTACGCTGGACCTGGAAAGAAGGTACCCGACGCCTTCATGGGCCCTTGGCGATCGAACGCGCAAATTGCCTCGAACAATAAGATTCTTGCCAATGAACTGGCCCAGAACGCGCTTTTCAAGAAACAAAACCCCGGTGTCTCGGCGACTCGTAGGGGACCGCGAGTCGCCACCAAGACGATGACTGATCTGTTATCAAAAGCGCGATACACCCAAAAAGTCAAAAACTCGATCGATTGGAACCGTTTGGCGAAAGGCCCGCGGCCGCTGAATCCGCGACGAGTCTCCAACGGCCCGATTCGCAACGCATTAAAAGAACGAATGGCTCTTTTAAAGTATGCGCGGACCCACGATCCTAAATATTATGCGCAAATCGTCGCTGAGAACCGGAAAAACACGATCGCGACACGCGCTTCGCGAACCCAGCCGATCATCACGACGATGATGAACGCCGCCGCCCCTACGCGCCCCCGCCCCGCCAATATCGCATCGCGCCCTCTTCAAAAGATTCCTTCTTTGACATATAGCAATACCGATGTCGCCGCGCTTCTTGATGTTATCGTCGGGCAGAAGACTCGAATTAATACGGCGGGGCGCCAGTTGCGTGCACTCAGCCTCGAAATGCGCGCCTCCGAGAAGTTCTGGGCCGCCGCTGAGAATCGTAATAAGGCACTTATGCAGTACGTTCCACCCAGTCCCAACGAGATTTTCGCCCGAAACAATCAAGTCCGTCGCCAACTCGTGCGTCAGAGGAAGAACTTCCATTTCTTGAAACGCGCGAGTCGTACGCGGAACGCATGGATCATCACGCGCAACGATATCAATGGCACAAAGTTCGGGATTGTCGCGAAAGGGCTCGACGCCGCGCGGAGGAACGGGACGTTGCCGCGCGAGGCGAAGGATATCGTAGGTGCCGTCGATCGACTCTGGCAGGGGTACACGAATGCAATCACGCCTCAGCAGATGCGCGCATGGCTCGATACGGTCCAGGCGTTTGTTCTCGCGACGCAACAGATGATGAACATCTTCCGCATCGCCAAGGATCTCGCACTGACCGTCTACATGATCGATGCGAGTCAATATGCCCAGATTGTAGAGTCGATGAAACTTCTGCCCGCCACGGCAATGTCATTCATGGCTCCGTCACTCACGCCATACAGGAATGACCGGACGCGGATCTTGGGCGCGACGTGCAAGATCATCATGATGACGCTCATGATCGCCGTTCTTCTCTTGTCCGTCTACTTGAAGAAGATACGTCTTATTCGCCGCTGATTTTCGCGAAAAGAGTTAAGAAAAACACGACGAGAAGGAACGGCAACGCAACCGAGAAGGCCGCAAGCATTTTGTTTGAAGATACGCGCATGGCCCGAACGTATGTTTGTGGATTATGTGCCGTGATGGGATTATCGAGTATGGGAACCGTCAATGTATATGCGCCCTTTACGTGCACATACCTCGACGTCAAGACATTGGGAATTGGATCGTAGACTGTGACGACGCGATCCGAATGAGGAACGCGCGAATTGAAGAGACGCGCGAACGATGCGTCGCCGACGTGAGGCGATCCGAACGATACGACGTGCGTCTTGGGTTTCTGGACAGGTTCGAGTTTACACATGAGATCCATCGCGGCGATCGTTGCTACGGCACCTCCCAAACTATGTCCGCAAATGACAATACGACCTGACGCTGCAGTTCGCAATATGAAATCCGAGACGAGATCCCATACTTTGTCTCGAATGCTGGCGTATGCGGCAAGGAACCCGGCATGCACCATGGCGTTCTTTTGTTCTTTTTCAATGGAATCACAGAGCCATGCGCGCGGGTACGTCACATCCTCGATACGGATATTAGTTTTGAGCCAATCGGTATGCGACGTCGTACCTGTAAATGTGATATAGATATCTCGCGTTCCGTCCGGTGCTGCAGCGCTACTGATTCCAACTTGCGTACCCGTCGACGCGTCATTAATGTACTCGGCATCACTGAAGGTATCGCTCCGGCCGCGCCGATATGCCAAGACGCTCGCTTCCAGCGCCGTATTTATTAAATGTGTATCCGGATTCGTGCGATTCGCAAGTATGCGTGGAACTGCGTACATGATCGGCACGCCCATAAGAAGGAAAACAGCGATTCCGGCGTGTCGCAACCACCCTTCAGATTCGGGCGTCATCGCGTAATATGCCGTGGCCATGAACGAGACGGCTCCGCTAGACCATAGGAACGCGCTGGTTTTCGACGATACAGAAATCACAAAGCTCAGAAACGCACCGGCGCCAAAAATGCCCGACAGCGCGACTGAAAGCGGCAAGAGGTTGGGCCACAGTGCCAAGTTGCCGCTCTTGTGAAGTATCCCGGCGAGAATCGCGAATGCCGTGACGTTGGCGAGCTGGACACTGCGCGACACCGCCAACGTATCGAACTCGGCGGGGTTGGCGCGTGCGGTCGTCGTTGCCGCGATGTGGGCGGCAAGGAGGACCATGGCGAGACGTCGGGGATTATGAAGCATGTTCTTCTGATGTTGTACATTGAAAAAAATAATGATTTTATATTATAAAAAAGATGATGATTATGATGTCGCTTATGGTCTTGTTTTTTACCGGCGTGATTTGTATTCTCGCATCGTCGATCAATGCGAAAGTCACCAAAACTCCAAATGTGATTTACAAGTATATACCGCGCGATCTCGATACGATTCTTCGCGAAGATGCCAACCAGCCTTCTTTGGTGTACCAGCAACTCTTCGGCGATTCCCTTGATAATAGCGTACCTCAAGCGACTCCGGTACCGACATTACCTCCAGGAGCAACACCCACACCGACACTCGCTGCAACGCCAACGCCGACGGCAAAAGCAATCTAATCTTCCTCGGCACCGAAAAACGCATTGCGGCGCGCCAATTCAATTCTTGAATTCTTGAATTTTCTGTAGAGCGCGGCATCGACACTCGTAGGTCTCGATGCCTCGTTACGCATCTTTGCTCCCGTCAACCAGATCCACGCGTAAAATGCGTTCTTCTCATCGGCATTTTTCAAGACCACCTTTTTCTTCTGTGTGGATTTAGCAATGGTCGGTGGCATTTCTGTATATGAAGAAAAAAATCAATTCAAGCGACACAGAATATGGTATGCGATCCTCAGACATACCGGCAATTTCCTTGTCAACCACATATGCACATCGGCATCGCTTGGAACAAATCCCAGAAGTTCATCGCACGCTTTCCGAGTCACCACACGCATTGCGGTTCCGTGCGACAATAACGACAACGCCCTGATTTTCATTGCGAGATGGATACGATCGACATGCGTGGCCCATTTTTTTCCAAGGTGTCGTGCGAGTTCGGTCGTGGGAAGCGCGAATTGTGGATCGATGAGGACGAGATGCAATGTATTGTTAATTGGATCGTGGCGACACATTATATTATCGGCGCTTAAATCACAGAATGAAATACCGGCGTTCGAGAGGGAATGAACGAGCGAGGCGATATGTTGCATTACCAATTCGAAAATAGGCATGAATTCCGTCTGGTTATGTGCAATAGCTGTCAGTATGGACGTGAGCGTACAATCGAGTCGTTGAAGCACGATAATATCGTACTTTCCTTTCGAATCGTGCCACACCACGTTCGCCGTCTCGATTCCTGCATCTCGGATGAGTGTGTACCCATAATGCTCGTGACGTCCCAAACTCGTCGTCCTGTCTGTCACTTTGACAATCACATGCTCGACACCCTCGCTCGAATCGCCCGCGACGCGTTTCGCTGCATAAATACGCGACATGCCTCCGCACGTGATGGGTTCGAGGCACGCGTACTCTGCCGGGAGAATCGCCCTGACGTCGTCGACGCGCACGGCTTTCGTCCGACACATACTATTGGCGATCGAACGCAGCGTCGTTGAATCGTGGACATCTTGGATGTAATGGACGGCCGTCAAGAGGTTCCTGGGACACGGAATTGGATCCAAAGGGTGCGCTGGAGCCGGACGAATGACGACATCGACGCCACCGCTCTCGATGAGTTTCTTGCGCCATTTGTTACGTACCGACCACGCATCACACATCCGCTGAAGACATCCCCATTCAGGTACGATCGTCGTCGAGAGCGAGACTCGTTCCTCCATCGCGATGCTCTTCCCCTTTGAGAGAGTCTAGCATGAGTCGTGATTTTTTTTGCGATGCTACTATAGAAAGTATGCAAGAGGGGTCAAATTCGAATTTCAGGAATCGAACGTGGCGTCCATTTTCCACAAACGGTTCAGGTTCAGGTTCAGGTTCAGGTTCAGGGTCGGGATCAGGTTCAGGTTCAGGATCAGGTTCAGGTTCAGGAGCGTCAGGGCCACGGGCGGCGGGAGTCTCGGGGTCTGCCACATCTGCAGGTCCACAGTCAGGACGATCAGGGCTTTCAGGGCTGTCAGGGCGGTCAGGGCTGTCAGGGTCTGCTGCGTCTGCTGGGCCGCGGGTTGAGGGTGTAGGCAGCTCCATGACACGTGGATCGAGGGTATCACCAACGGTACCCTCTGGCTCTGGATCGTTTAAATCAGCGCGTGCCTCTGGAAGTTCAGGGACGAGAACCGCATACATGAGCCCGGTGATCCCAAGTCCACGCGCGATATCGGGACTCATCCGTGCCATGTCTGCGCCGGGCCGTCTGGGACTCGCGCGATCAGGGACGCGGTCAGGGACGCGATCAGGATCGGCAAGGATGCAATCGGCACGTTCAGGATCAGGATCAGCGGCCCGCACGTCAGGATCAGCATCAGGATCAGGATCGGCACGCTCAGGATCGGGAGCGCCACGCATCGCCTTTTCGCCCGGCGGTCGCGTCCTGAGTGGGGGGAAATCAGTGCCTAACGCTTCGTCACGCATGAAGAATGCCGTGTGTGCTTCGTCGCTCGTACCTGGCTCACGGGGATTCCGCGACCCAGCGTTCAGGGCGTGTTTCTTGACATACCTCCAGAACCAAGTCGCGCCTATGTTCGCCAAAGCTAAAGGCGCCGTCGGTAATATGGCTCAAATGAACGCCATGTGCTCCCAAGCGACTCTGGCGCCGCACCAGGTCGTCGTCTACGAAATCGCCAAGCTCATGGCCGTCGTCCCTCCCGAACGTCTCGGCGAGCATCGCGCTTTATTGACATACCATTCGACGGGATCAGGAAAGACAGTGAGCAGTCTTGCGATCATCATGGCCTTCTGGAATTCCAAGAAGAATATCTTGCTCGTGAGTTCCAAATCTAATACGGACCAGGCCCTCGCAAGTTACGTCCGTGAAGCACCGAGGTTTTTCCCGACGGAGTTCAAGGCCATTGTAGACGAGTACAAAAGGAGCAGGGCTGCATCGCATCTCGGAGATATCGAGGCTTTCAGCGTCGCGATGTACGATCGCGTCAAGGGTCTCACGTTCCGCAAGGCGCGTAATCGCATCGCAGCGAAGCCGGGCGAGTTCACATCCGTCAAGGAAGTCTCGCTGGATTCGGGCGAAGGAAGCGTTATGATCATCGACGAGGCGCAGGGATTGTCGATGCGCGATAAGACGGACCCCAAAGGCGACGCTATCCGCTTAGGGTGCGCATTACGGTCGTTATCGAAGGAAAAGATGCGCAAAATTAACGTCTTTGCCATGACAGCGACGCCAGGCAACACGATCAAACAGTGGCTGAAATTGCTGAGCATCGTGCGTCGCGCGGACCAGATGCCGTTCACGCTCGATAACGATGTCGGCACAAATGCCAAGGGTCCGATATGCGCGCGCTCGACATCCACGAAAGACGATGCCAAAGCGATTGAAGGTATCTTGAAAAAAGCGCTCACGACAAAATCAAACGATCCCTCGGCGCAGCGGTACCTCGAAATGATCAAAGCGCATGTGAACCGCGAGTACTTTGGACTCGTCTCGTATGTGGATATCAGATCAGATATGTCCAGGCATGCGTGCGTGGAAGAAGTAACAATGCCGATTCAAATGGATAAGGAATATTTCTTGCTCCTCCTCAAATCTAATCTCGAAGATCGGCGCAAATCCCGACGAAGTATCGATGCGGAGCGCGTGCAACATGAATATGATCCGAAGTTTCCTAATTTGTATATGAACAAAATGAGGAAACTCGGGAACATCTTGCCGAAAGATATGTACACGAAACTATCCAAAGATACGTTGTTGGAAATGCAGAAGAATAAACGTATTCTGCGCTTGACTCAAGTCCAAACGCGTCTGGTCTCGCCGAAGTTCGCAAAACTCGCGGAATTCGTAGCGACGAAGCCGGGCAAGCATTACGTCTATGTCATCTCGCCCAACCAGGATGTACTGGCCAAGGCGCTCGTCACGTGGTTCAAAATGGTGAACGTCACGCGTCTCGCCGACCAATTCAATAAAGCGCAATTCAATAGCGTCACGAAAAAGGTCGTCGGCATGAAACCCAACCCTATGAAATCGAATTTCGTGGTCTTGACCGACTCGACGAATGCGGATCACAGGGCGCGTCTCGTGAGCATTTTCAATAGCCCCGACAACGCTGACGGATCGTATATTCGCGTCATCCTCGTCTCGGGACAGCTGTATGAGGGTCTGGACTTGACGGCATTAAGGTACGTGTCGCTCGGCGATGTCCTGGCCTCGCCGCTCCAGGAATCTCAAGCTATCGGCCGCGGCGTCAGGAACTGTTCGCATCGCGGCTTGCCACTCAAGGACCGCCGCGTCACTGTCGTGAGGTGGTTCTCGATGGCTCCGAGTGGCGGATGGGAGGGGCTTCGTGCTAACATTGCAAATATCAAGGGCATGCAGCGTGGACGGTACGGCCCCGAACATATCAAGGAGGAGTATGACCGCTTGCAAGGACGCTCGTACGATGAGGTCGTCTTCCTGAGATCACGTAACGATCCCGATTTCAATGTCTTATCGAACTTCGAGCGTATTATGAAGACGGCCGCACTCGATTGTTCCGTACTCGCGCCGTTCCACCCCGGCTCGAGCTGCTCAGTAGCGAAACTCTCTCGAACGAACCCTTTGACTGCGGGGACGAGGTGCGCGCCGAGGACTTAATTCTGAATTAAGATGCGCGTGATGCAGACTTGCGTTTTCTGCCACTGCATCGAGCTTTTTTCAAGTGATTCGAGGCCCTTGGCCACGACTCGTTCATGTGCGGGACAATATGTGGCGGCGCAGACGTGAATCGACGGACCATGCGTTTGAATACGCGTGCGATCTTCGCAAAAACCGTCTCGTTGCCTTCCCTCCTACATGAACGGATATGGCGGTACGTCAGAAACATGGCGATCAGTACGAGCGCTGCGACCTTTTGGAGCGTGCGTGATGTCGGCACCGCGCTGCTCATGGCGATAATCTTGGACATGTTTGGTGCTTTTGCTTTTGGAGGTGATGATACATGCTGACGAGCGCGAGGAACGGCTTTGCGAATGAGTTTCGGTGCATCGACATGTTCGGCCATCTGCTGGAACGCGGCCAACTCGATGCTTTCGGCGACGGCAACGGCCTCGTAATACTTCTCGCCGCGCGTTTGATCTTGCGCATACTCGAAAACCTTCTTCCACGCTTCGGACGCGTCGTGCACGCCCGCATCGCCTCGCCGCCTCCGAGCGTCGAAATGCGTCCGCCAATCAGCCTGGATCGCTGCGAGACGCGATGCGTTCTTCATGTTGGAGCGCGGCACGCCTACGGCGCTCAAATATTCTGAAAAATCATGCGCTAAGACTTCCAGAGCGCTCTCACCACCAGTCGAGACGATCGTGCCCAAGGCATGCTCGATCGCCTCGACGTGTTTTTCCGGTATTGCCTTGACGGATTTCTCGAGTGCCTTGGCGACATTCTCGTCCCATCCCCGATCGCGCCAGACTTTGATCACGTCCCGCATGCTCAATTTCGCGACGCGGTCGGACATTATGGTACCATCCTAAAAAAATTAATAGTAGTACTGGGTATACGTTGCAGGTGCGGTGGTGCGCGTGCGTGACGTAGCCGGGTTTGAAGCTACACGTTGCGAAGCCTTGGCGAGAATGCTCTGACCAATGGCGCCGGTCCGCTTGACGCAATACCCCGTATCGGGATTCACGATCTGATCTGGCCGGCACGCCTGAGGACCTGCCGGGTTTGAAGCTACACGTTGCGTCGTCGCGGTCGAGATGGAAGCCTTGGCGAGAATGCTTTGACCAATGGCGCCGGTCCGCTTGACGCAATACCCCGTATCGGGATTCACGATCTGGTCTGACCGGCACGCTTGCGGACCGGTGACTTTCATTTTTTGAGATGCTGCGGTCGTGAATGCAACGACCCTCTGCCCCGCAGCAGCTGCTTCGGCTGCCTGCTCTCTCCTGATTGTGTTAATATGGCCGATACGTAACCCGAACCATGGTTTCCGTTTGACCGGGTGCATAACAATTTTGGGGGATGCTTTCTTGACGGGAGGTGACGTGTGGATGAATTTCGGTGCGTTGTTAAACGTTTTTTTGTTATTGTTTTTTTTTGTATTGGTCAACTCAATTTTCTCCAAGACTTCGTGGATGTCGGGCTGTTGCGTGAGGTCCTGAAACTCTTCGATGGCTTTACGCGCCTTGCCACGCATCTTTTTATACCATGGGTACATCACGTAGCCAATCAATGCCGCCGTGATGACCAGAGCAGCTGATATTTGCAGAGTCTTCTGTGCCGTCCTTTGTGACGTTTTGAGAACCTCTCGACCTAAAATGTGTGCTTTCTGTGTGAAGTAATTTGGGCGTGGGCTTGCGGTGCTCGTGAGCTCGTGAGATGCGTGGCTTAGCACGCATTGATCAACCAAGAGACGCGCTGTGGGTATTTCAAGTTTGGGATTAATGCTAGGATTATGGTTCTTGAGACTCTTCCGAGTACTGTCGATAAGTTCATCCCGGATGGCCTTGAGGTGCCGAGGTTCAATATCACCACCTCGATTCGTCCATTCCATCAAATGCAGGTACTCATTTGCAGTCAAGTCCATTGAAGCCACGAGATTCTTGGGAATTTTCCCATTGATTTCTATCCTTTCTTTGAAAATGCGAAGAATATCGTTCAGTTTCCTCGCTGGGGCCGCCTTGAACGCATCACATATCGATTTCCTGAGATCTTCTGGGACTTTCTTCAACAAATAGTCCCTCGAAGCAAATATAGATGCGCGGTTGGAACTGTGCGCATGTCGACGGTGCTTCTTAGCGATGAAGTTTATGGTATAATCCATATTATAGTATACAGTGACATAATTTTATTACGGGACGGGCTGATTCGCCATGGCTCATTGATGATTCGTGTGGGCCATGGATATTTTATTTGCGAGTGCCTTTGCCAAGTTCGAGTTCCGTTTAGCCTTGGCTAGCCTATTTGCCAGTTTCGCGTTCCAATCCGCTTTCCGCTTAACGCGGTACGCGCCAATTTTAGCTTGCAGTCCTTGTCGAATACGTGAGATTCTTACCCTGTTTATGTATGAGCTTATCATGAAAATTTTGATGATGAGAGCCATTCCCACATACCTGCTGTGTGTCAATGTGAACTCCCGAATGAGATCTGCCATATCTTCCCCCCAGTACTTTAGACTGGTCCACCAATCCACCTCAATTTGGTGATTTTTCCAGAACTCATGTGTAGGCGCTGCGATCTTCTGATTCCTTCCCCAACGCTGGGCGTGAGGAGTCAACGCATTTCGTAATCGACTGCTGGCAGCAGACGCCTTACGCCATGCATTGATTCCTCCAGATTTCAATCCAGGTATAAGATTGTGTCCGATCCCATGTAGAATATCACCAAAGAGCTGCCCAAACGCGACCCCAATTGTCCCAAACCCTTTTGCGATATGTGAACCTGCACCAAACACCCCGGCCCAAACGCGTCCCGACCCGAGCAACTTCTTTAATGCATTCGAGTACGGGTTGTACACCGTCAAAATAGCGACAATGTACCGCGTCGCCAATCCACCAATATATTTCGCCAACTGTAGGATCCAATCCTGCCCTTCGATACCTGTCCAGGCATCTTTCCATTCCTTCCTGTGGAAAATCCCTTCATTCCCAATCACAGTTGCAATGATGATACCAATCGCACTCCAAGCAGGTGCTCCTAACCCAGCCATCAAAAATGGAACAACCGTGATTCCTTTTAATGCATATACATTCTGTTCAGTCCTGCCATATTTTTCAAAGAATGGCCATATTGCACCTGCAAGCGCAACGGTAGCGACTTTCACTAAGCGTGATCCAACCAGAGTAGTTTTAGCTACATCGCCAAACCCGATGGCAATCCCGCTCGCAGTTACAATCCCATATTTATTTGCCACTCCCATCAATTTATTGATTAAAATATCCGTGTCAGCACGAAACGCTGGATTGTTAGGGTTTGCCACCTCTCTTGAAGCTTGCCCATTTAGAAGGGATTGCACGGCAGCAGCGGTTTGTTGTTCAGTGGCTGGAGGTACATTGTGCCCAAAGGATGCATTTTTTGCAATTTCCGCAGCTGCCCCTTCTGCCACGGCCTCGGCAGTCACATCCAGTACATGTTTTCGGATCAGTGCTTTGTTGTCAACGACCCCCCGGCTCCTGCTCCTATTCATGACACGTTTAATGAGCAACTCGCGCATTCCCGCTGCGTCAATTGGGCATGCATCTGCGTCTCTTTTACACAACTTATATAAGTGATTCATGCGTGTATTTGAGAAACTCTTAATCTTATCTACGAGGACCTTTTGAGTCATTTTTACCGCTTTCATTGGGATACGTAGACCCTGCAGGGCCGCTAATTTGGGTTTCGGCGGACCGCGAGCTCGCGATGCCGCTTGACGTGGCGCCGCAGCCTGCATCGCCACCCCCGCCACCCCCACCGGCGCCTGGACCACCCTGGACTTTTTCGCAGGCCGACGCGCCGCGCCGTTGTTGTTGTTGTTATTGCTTCCTACGATGAAGTTGTTGTTGTTGTTGTTGTTGCTGCTGCTCGTAGCGGCATTGTTTCCAAGAACAAAGTTCGTATTCTTTTTGTTGTTCTTGTTGTTCGGGGAAGAGTTTGCAGGTTTAGGAGGCGCTCGTGTCCTTTTCGGCGGCATCTACAGACTCCCTTATACTAGAAAGCAACATTTTTTTTCTATATCCACTTTACAATAATGCACTCCAACCTCCTGATCGAAGCGCTGGCCGTCGGCGCCATGACCGCGCTGGCACTCTGCATCGCGCGCCTCGTCACTCCAATCTCGACGATACGCGAAGCGCTCATCGTCGGGTTTGTTATCGGCGTCGTCTTCCATCTCGGATGCCAAGTCTCGGGAATTAACGCGTGGTACTGCAAGCATGGCGCGGCATGCTCTTCATCATAAAAAATCATTCCCATTCGTTGACGCCTTTGAGTTTCTTCAAAGGCATTTGGATCGTCGTCGCGAATTCTGCGTTGTTTTGCCACACTAAATGCGATGGCGCCGCGTAGACATTGATCGTTCCTTCCGATATCATATCGCTCAAGACAGAATCGATTTGTTTCGTCACCATTTTGGAATGCTTGGAACTTAAGAATTTCTCGATGCCGCGCCGACATATAAAGTATCCATGCAATCCGAAAAATCTCTTGACTTGCAACATATCATCTTGAGACCTCTCGTCGCACTCGTTGCAGACGTACCCCAACAACACGATATCCCAATCGCGCGGCGGCCGAAGATCTTTCAAATGGTCGCCGATATTCCGTGCCATGACCGCATCGTCCTCGAAAATCAGTGCGCATTCCGCATCGCTTTCCAGAATGCTGCGCCACAATGTGACGTGCGATAACCAACATCCGATCGCGCCTCGCGTCAATTCGTAGTGTTTGCTACGGTACTTGAGACGTTCTGCCCTCAAGATCTCGCCGAGCGCTTTTGACGAGACGTGTTCGGCAATAGATACAGCACGGCCGTCTATGCCTTTATGACGAATAAGACCTTTCCGTTCAGATAAATCGCATTGATTATATGCGCGCTTGAAACTTTTGAGACGCGCTTCATCCTTATCCATATTGATTACATACACATCAAAACGGCGTTGCGCGAGTGGAGATGCAAGGTGGTGCGATATCGATCGAGGCCATACGAGCCATACGATGATGAGAATTATACATGCCGCAACGAGCGTCAATTGTACCTTGTACATTCCAATTAGAAGAGAGATTTATTTAGCAGAGGCGGCTCAAATCTCAAATAAATATGGAATGTATTATTAGGCCACGATGCAATTATCTGCCGGGACATTGCTCCAGATCGATGCGATTGGACCGCAAGATGAGTTTCTGTATTCGTTGCCCGGTTCAGGACAATCGAAACCTCCATCGCATTTCAGGCAATGTGTTCGGCGCCATTCCCGGTTTGCGATAGATGTTAAAGAGGAACGCTTCCCGAACGGATTCTTCTTTGGATCATCGACGAATCGATTAGAAATCGGCCGGCGTGGTGATATGCTTGGAAATATCACTTTAGAGATCCGTTTACCTATTGTGCCAGGCGCCGACCCTGAAGATATGTGGATCGATTCAATTGGGCACGTCATTCTTCGACGTATCAATTTGATCGTCGATGATACTTTAATTCAATCTCAAGAACGATTGTGGTATGATCTTTCAGATAGGATGTTCCTTTCGGCAGCGCATACACACGGCAAAAACGAGATGATTGGGAAAGGCGTATCGTTATCGTTAACGAAATCTCACGTCATATATGTGCCATTAAAACTTTTATGCTGCAAATCGCATCATAAGAATCAGACGTTTCTTCCTCTCCTCAGCGTGCCAGGCTCGACCATCTCATTGACGATCGAATCGGAATCGTTCGAGAATTGTGTTGTTTCATATAATGGGAACGAGCCGCCTCTCACGCTCGATGTCCGCGCGCTGATCGAGTACGTTTTTTTGGATCCGTCAGAAAAGGAACGCATTATGCGACGGCCGACGACGATCATGTTCGAAGATGTCCAAGATATGGAAGGTCGTTCTTACCAGGAAAGCAATTCGACCGATGGCGCATTTCGTGTCCCGCTCGACCGCGTCGATGTCGATTTATCTGAATTAAATGTCCCGGTCAAAGCTCTCATTTGGGTATCTTATTTGACAAATTACGGCCAGTTTTTCGAGTATACAGACGATATTTCAAGTGCGACTTTACTTTTGAGTGGCCGAGAACGAATCGAAATTCGCGAATCAGATTATTTTAAAAAAATCGATCCTTATCAAAATAATTTCAAAATGCCAGATGGAAACGTACACACATACTCGTTCTGTTTGGACGTTGGTGGCATGCAGCCCAGTGGTATTCTCAGTTTCGATCAAGTACATGCGCCGATTCTACGAACGTTCCTTAAAGAGAAAAGGTCTGATTTAACGGTCAAAGTTTTCGCCATGTGTTACAAGATGTTGGTTGTCGATCGAGGTCGTTTGAGCATGAAGTTTGTGTAATAAAATATATATATAAGTATATGCCTAGAGTTCCACATAAACGGAGTCGCACTAATGACACTTCTCGCACCGAACACCCTTATGCACCGCTACTCGCGTATATATTTCACGCCGACATGTTTCAAGTCGCTTTTCATGACTGGCTGAACGATCCGCATAGCTCTGGTATTATGTCGCTCTTTACATCACTCGAACTTTGGACACACCAACGTCGTGGTTTCTCGATTATGAATGAGTGGGCAAGACGAATTTTACGTACACTTGGCGACTACAAAAAATGGAATGCCGAACTCTTGCAGGAGGTTTCTGCTGCAAAGTTGGTCATTGAAGGTCCATTCTCAATCACTGTATTTGATAAGCTTCATCGTCAGGTACACACGGAGACTGCAACACCGGTCTTGGAAGGCATGATATCATTGGAATCCAAGTGGCTTCCTGATGCTCTTGGCGTGGTTCGTTCAATCCGCAACGGGGTGTGCCCCAATAATTGTGATGTACGGATGCTTAGGCAATCTAAACAGTCACTGGTCAAATGGACCGACAAAACAATTCGTGCATTAACTAACCTCCAAGTCTTTGCACATACGCACAAGACCGCGGCTGAATTATTTGTGAAAAAACACCGATCCAGTCGTAAGACATGGTGCCAAATTTAAATGGCGATGTTCTAATATATGACAACAACCGAGCAGATATATGACAACAACCGAGCAGATACGATAGGATTTTTATTTGTGTCACGTTTCGCAATTGAAAACAAATAATAATACGAGACCACGACATTTTTATGCAGACGAGCGATACCGGCTGCATAAAAAAGTAGTGTACATGTGCGTTAGTATCGATCTAGACATCGATCGCAAAAAGCAGTGCAAACAGCGCCAAGATCAAGTACATTGTGTCATCTGGAGTTAACCTATCCAAAACTGACATCAACGAATCGTTGTTTCGTTGAGATTTGACGAGTGCTTGGATATCACGCACGATTGCAGGATCGAGGTACGGCAAGGCGCCTTCGAGCCCTCCAGATTTGTACGCATCAGTCACGTGACGCCGCACAGATTTAGCATCGAGTTGTTCGGGCGCAATGGGCGAGGTGCCGGACCGCAAAATCGTGTTCTGATATTGCGAATCCTGGTACGGGTTTTGTAAAATAGGCGCGAGCGTCGATGTGCCCCATGCCTCTTCAATGGATGCAAATGGCGCTATGGACATTGCCTAGTGTGTATCTAGTATTTGAACGAGAAATTAATTTCACAATTTACTCAATTGCATCCGGACGAAAGCGAGACTTCGGCGGATCTGGATCGGAGCAGTCATCATTCCACGAAATGGGCCGCGTTTAATTTGTCTTTGAGCTGGGGTCATTGATCCGATTTGATTTTTGATGGCCACCAAATCTGCCACAAGTTGTGCTTCGGCAGCGACAAGAAACATTTTATAATTGTATGCAGCTTCCTTGATCGCGTAATCGTAATGTGCAAACATATTGTGCCGTGCCATACCGTTCGACACGACCTTCTTCCACGCGACTTTCCCGTTACTGAGACGATTCATATTATCTTACATCATTTTTTGTATCACAAAGTGATCACATTCTTGGACTTTTTCGCGGCCTTGCCCTTGCCCTTGCCGCCAAGATCGATCTTCTTGGTCGACGGATCACCCTGCTCGCTCCCGATACTCGTCATATCATCGGGAACAGACGCGAGATCTTCGCTCACGACATCCGATAAATGGCCGTCATCGCTCATATTGTCAGCCGTGCGTTTCGTGCCAGGCGCGAACTTGACGGCGCGCTGCTGCTCCTGGCCACCACCGGGAGGTCTCGGAGGTCCCGAAGGCTCGCGCGATAACTGGGGCATCTGGAACCCGCCAAGCGCCGCGCCGAGTCCGCCGAGCCCGCCGAGCCCGCCGAGGCCGCTCGCCATCCCGCCGCCACCGCCACCGCCACCGCCACCTGCGCCGCCCATCATCGCGCTCAGATCCATTGCCGGCGGCCGCATTTCGCGACGTGCACCTTGAGTCGGGACGCGGCCGCCTTGAGTTGCGGGATTGTGGACGCCTCCACCTGAGCCACCTGAGCCACCTGAGCCACCGCCACCTGTGCCGCCACCACCAGAAGGCGCGGGACCAGGCGAAGCTGCCGCACCGCCTTCCACCGGAGAAGGCTGCTTGGTCATGGCCGCAAGCATCGACGCCATCATTTCGGGATTCGCAGTCATTGCCGGCATCGCCTGCTTCATCATCGTCTGCGAGAAGTGCCACATCATGCCTGAGCCCGCGACCATCAGCATAAGCTCCAACTCCGGCGCCATCTGCACCTTATTTTTGTATTTGTCGTGTAAACGTTCGAAGACGCGATCGTAGTCGTTGATGGATGAATGGCAATTCTCCGACCACCCTTCGAGCTGAAGATCGAACGGATCGTAGCGCCTGTTGAGAAACTCCACGGCGCTCGTCAAACCCAGCAACATCTTCCTCTGAAACTTGATCGAAGCGTCCATGTCCATCTCGGCACGTGCACGCGCCAGCTCGTTGCGCATCTCGCGAATATCTCCCGAAATCCCGAATGTGCGAACGGGCATGCCTGCCTTCTTGAGACGATGCAACTTCAAGAGCAGGTCGGTACGCTCTTCGTCAAATGTCCTGAATCCCTCGGCAGGCTTGAGGACTTCTTCAGGCTCGACATCCTCATACAGCTCCTCCTCCTCCTCTTCCTCTTCCTCCTCTTCCTCCTCATCTTCCTCCTCGTCCTCATCGCGCCCAGCACCACTCATCCTCGACCGACCGCCTCCACCTCCACGACCGACATCCTCGTCATCATCATCATCGTCCTCGTCATCTTCGTCGTCGTCGTCCGGGACGGGCCGAAGCTTGCGTGGATTCGCAAACTCCGCGAACGTCTGACGCACCTCGTTCGGCGGCGCGCGGAACTTATGGTGCGCCTGCTGGACGGGTCGACGGAATGTCGGTGGCGGAGCGACGCGGCGAATGTGTGGCGCTGGAGACGACTGTGGCGCGGGAGATTTCAGAGGCGCGTTGTTGGGCTGGGCGAAGGAGGAAGGTGGCGGAGGTGACGGTGCAGTATCGACCGTAATTAGTGGCGTGCGCGCGGTGCCTGTATCGGTAGATTGGGGCACCGCGAGCGTGGCTCCTGATGGCCCGTTGCGATCGATCGTGATATCCATTCTTCTATGGTAAGATCAGAAAGATCTTCTTAAAAATAAACGCATGATTCGTCTGCTTAACTGTCTGATTTATTTATTATGTATTATTGAAAATCGATGCTGACTTCATCTTGACGAGTCGCGATAATGTCAGGACAGATGGTGCAAGGAGGACCATGACCATACCCCACGTGAAGAGAACATGCATGCACATCAATCCACGCGCCAGATCGGTTTTCGGCGTGATCTCACCGGCCATGACGTTCGTATGAGTCAACCACGCAAAGTACATCTTCGTTCCCGTCTTGGCTTTGTGATCGACTGTAAAGTGTGTATTGAAATCGATGATGTGGTATATCGCGACCATTGATGAATAAACCATCACATTATACAGAATGATACCGTCAAAGAACTTGTTCTCGAAAAGCTTCGTCAACGGAGCAACGAAATGCGCGATGCGTACGAGACTCATGTATAATACCACCACCAAATAAAATCACATCGCGTCGAATTGAGAGGCACGCGCAGCGCAAATGGCCCGCCACGAGCTGGGTGGAGACCTCGCGATTTCCTCGAGCGTATCCATGTGCGTCTCGATAGTATTGGCAAAGACGGGCCTCTTGCATATATTCTTCATCATCTCCAGCGTCACCCATTGAGTATCGATCTTTTCAACATACATGCGGTGTAAATTCTTGCTCCGTAGAAACCCCAGGAGTTTTCGAACAGTGCTGCGTAGATGCGGTATGTATGGGACTTGCGTTATGTACATGTAATACGGCGATCCACCTTGCGTCGTTCCCTGTAACATAATTGCTGTCTTGGGCGTGATACGCGCTCGAAGTTGCTTAACATCGATTAATAAGCCGTAAGTTTCCTCATAGAACTCTCGACATGCCGTCCCGATCTTATCTCGATCGCCCCGATCGACTTTGCCGCCTTGATCTGAATAGCTACCGTCTCGAATATCTTTGCCTATAAGAAAGAGCGCGCGGCCTTTGTGCCAAGTTACTGGGAGTACGCCAGCTGCATAATGAATCATTCTTGAATTCTTAAATAAATAAACTTTATTATTCGCCAATTTAACCGATTATTTAACCAATCCTGGCATTGACTACCCTATTGGTGTACGGGTCATATAGAACAGTAATACGATCAGAGCGGGCCTCGTACAATGTGGGAGATCCAAGAGGCAATGCACGAACGTTGAGACGTGGGTACGTGTTGATGAGCCAATAGCTGACCGTTTCGCGGTTCCGGCCAACGAGAATGGGCCAAGCCGCTCCGGGTACGAGATTATATTGTGGCGTGTTTGCAGCGACGTACCACGACATTGGTGGGCCGGGCGGGAGAGGCGCGAGACCAGTGTACGCCAAAGGGATTGCCAGCTGGGAGTTGGACATCGGCGCGGGCGTCGGAGCGGGCGTCGTCGGGATTGGCGTCTCGGTCGGTGCGAACGTGACGCGACGAATCGGTTTGGTGGGCGCGGGCGTCGGTGCGGGGCGGCGAATGACCAGCATGAATCCACCAGCGAGCACGGCGAGAACTGTGATGATGAGGACGATGTAGAGGACGTCCATTAATGTATGTCCCCATTTTTTTTTCAAGGTACATATGAAATGGCACGCGCGAACAAGAATAAGAAAAACAAGAAACTTCCCATGAGCGGTTCAGAGCCGATGTTCACATGCGCGCCATTCGGATCTTCAAAGTATATACACCGCACCAACTGTTACTCGTACGCAATAGGGCGCCTGAAACGCCGCGCCGAGTCAAACAAACTCCAACCTGGAAATTTGAGCGGAGATCTCGGGACGGATTTCTCGTTGTCCACATGCCACCCTGCAGCCACGCGCGCACGTAACGATTTACGTGCGTCCAAGATGGGATGCGAGATCGATATTGACGCGACATGCCCCGTGGGATACTCGAAAGCCATTTTGATGCTCGACAAGAACTCAGATTACCATTTCTACCGCCAGAATGGGGATGTATTGTATGGCGTCAAGCAAGACGATACGAAAGCTTCGATTGCCGCGATGTTCAAAGTCCCGCTCGCGAATGTCGTGACGACGCTCAATAAGGGCCAGAAACTCAAGATTGGCGATTGCGTCCGTGTCCTTAAAACAGGCGTCTGGTCTCATAAACGAGGCACCGCATATGGACCGTCATTGTACGATGCATCAAATAATCTGATCTTCGATCCGCGATTTTCCGATAATAATTACGACGGCTTGAATTACGATGTATATTGTTCGAGCTTTTGCGTCAAGCGTCCCGTAGAATGCACGAAACCACGAAAAAAGAAAACGACGCTTAAGACCACATGAAATATTGAATTGTAATAATATATGTCTGAACAGCCATTTATCGATGCTCCAACACCACCCGAAGTCCTGGAAAGGATCGCCACATGTCGAGATAAAGTCCGATCGAAGTTCTTCGATATCTTGAACGATGTCGACCGAGCTCGAGATGCGGAGATATGTATTTACAATTATACGTTGGATCAGTGTCGACGAACACATATTCCTCTGTTCTGGCAATCTCATAAATTGAGGTTCAAGTATACGACCAAAGCTCTTTCGGTACTTTTCAACCTGAAAAATCCCAAGAATCCCGGTCTTATCGAACGAGTCCGGTCTGGTGAATGTGGATTGAAACATCTCGTCAAGGCGAGCCCTGCCGATTTGTGGCCCGAATTGTGGAACCCAATTTACGAGAAAGTCGCAGCCAAGCAACTTCGACGCGAATTGCTGGGCGTCGATCCGACGAAAGTCATCGATGGGCCTTTCCAGTGCAGTCGCTGCAAAGGAAGGAAGATTACATACACTTCATTACAAACTCGCTCGGCTGATGAACCAATGACGGTGTTCTGGTATTGTGTCTTATGTGAAAAGCGATGGAAAACGGGATAAATTTAACAAGAAATAAATTAGTTGTTTGATACTAGACATACACTAGAAAAATGGATATGTACAGCGGCGATCCCATGGGCGGCGGCGGCATGTCTGGCACAAGCACGTCAAGTGCATCGCGATCTTCGCCGACGCTCAAGATTGTTTTGGTGTGCGTGGCATGTCTCATTGTCCTAGGTGTCGTCTACTTTGCATTCATCCGGTCGTCCACGAAACCGACGAGTCGGCCACGTGCAACGCAACAGCAACAGGTAATTGCGCCTCTTCCCCCAGCAACTCAAGCGACTCAAGCGACAAACGATACGATGATCAGCGAAGATGCGATTGCCGTCGAGGCACCAGATATCAAGGTGGGAACGTTTGCATTCGAATCAATGACGATGCCCGGATACGTCCCAACACTCGACGGCACGATCCAAAAGAAAACTCCAGGCATGCCGCCGTTCAAGTTTGTCGCATGTGGAGATTCAGGCTATGCGATTCGATGGAACTCGGTCTATTTAACTCTCGATGCCGATAAGAACGCCTACTGGCACGAAGAGAAGCTCGAACCCGATTCATGCTTCAAAGTCATCCCGGGCCAATGCGGAACGACCAAGCATATCATGCTTCGATCGAGCGCCAACAACAATTTCTTGCGTCACGATCCTACAACGAAGAAACTCGTATGTATTGACGCTCCGACTGGCCGCACCGCATCGACATTCTGCTGGAAACTCGAGCCTGATGCCGTCGTGACAAAACAGCCGTGTGGATGCCAGTACTCCTACGAACTGGGCCGCGTAGTATGCACGCCTTGTGATGGCGTCAAGGAAATGCCCGATTCGGCAGGTGGATCGTGTTCGACCGTGACTTCGGGCTACCAGGCGACATGTTGTCTCCGTAAAGGCGCCGCAGCTCAAAGTGATGCCTTTTGCAATACTGTCGCATGGCCCGAAGTCGTCGGGCGGACTTTACAGGAAGCGATGTTGTATATTCGCACGCGCCGTCCCGACTTGACTTTGGTTCCATGTTCGGCGCCATGCACTGCCAACGCCTACCCCACGCAATCTCCCAATACAGTTGTCATTCCGTACGATCCACGCAGCGGACTCGTCGTGGCAGCAGCTCGTCGTCTCATTTAGTTTACAAGACAACGATGAGTTGTCATTATCTTTACTTTGTGGCAGACATCTCCGTTATGAGCCTCGTCCTGCCACACAGCAAAAGCAACAAAACAATTTCCACAATGTATTTTCTGCATCTCGTTATCGTTGTTTACTGGATCGTGTATTGGATAGTTTTTTATATATTGGAATATATCTGACTCAGCGCTGCTAGATGGATATTAGCTCCAGGACGAAGACCGGACGGTCGAGTGTGTATGAAAAATACACTTAAGTGCAGGGTATGTAACGAAAAAACAAAATGCGATGCATCTCGACGACGATATCGTGCATCGCATTTTATTATCTTTAGAATTCAAGGAGCGGCACGCACTCGCTCGCGTCTCGAAACAGTTCTCATATATCCTTTCGAACCGAGCCGATGCTTGGGAGAACGACGCGGAATTCGTCGTGTGTCACACACATACTATCAAATTATGCGTGCGGTGGATGCGTACGCGGTGGTTCAGAAGCTTGCGTATTTTCATCCGGTACCCTTGGCAACTATATAATGCCGACCAAGACCTCGAAGCGTGCAACACATTTATGAATTTTCTCGGAGCGTTTGCGCCCCGTCTTCATCACCTCGATATTTCGGTACCGTACCATATCAACCTACAACAGTACGCGCCTTTTGTCAACATGTGCACTTCACTGAGATCTCTGAGGATGTACGTCTACGAAATGCACCGCGATCTTGATTTCAATACATTGACATCGCTGGAAACGCTGAGCATTGAATCATATATGCCGATTCGAGTGGTTACAGAGTGCACTTTACGCTCTCTCACATCACTGGAGATGAAATCTAAGAGCAGTTCCATCGCGATCGACACCATGAATGTACCGAATCTCAAGAGGTTTTCGCTTGAAGGGGCGCATTTCGCACATCTACCTTCAAATCTGGGCGAATTGACGAGTCTGACATCCCTTTCATTCCAGCGATGCAACTTGATACATCTTCCTGAATATCTATCGACTCTCACATCGCTCAGAAATCTCCGCATAAGCCGCAATTCGTTGACGTCGATCGAGAACCTTCCTCCGAACCTTGTCCTATTAGATGCGAGTCATAACATGTGTGTCGAATTTGACGTGATTCATACGCGCCTCGAGATCCTTGATATTAGTTGCAATCCATATATCTCGAGGTTGGAGACATTGAATCTCCCCAACCTCAAGAGCGTATCATGCTCTGCCATTCCAACACAAACGTTCTTATCGAAATCCAAGTATCTAAAAACGATCCATATCCACGATGCGTGTCGCGGGTACCGTCTCACGAACCCACCATCCCAACCCATCTCGCGCGGACCGACGACGACCGCAACGCGTCTCTTCCTCGATGCCGAAATATACGATGCTCGCGACGCATCGGCCGAACTCGTGGATTTCTTCCATACAAATCCACAGATGCAAATCATGTCTTCTTGATGAGTTTCGTGTAATACATATCCAACGAAGCGCGGAATGTCGGACGAGGCTCGTACGCTTCCTGTTTGACTTTCTTTATTGCCGCCATGGCTTTTGAGGGAGGCAATCCTAATTTATACATCAAGTACGCAGCTGCAATCGTGCATGATCTTTGGACGCCTGCCCAGCAATGGATGAGGACACCGCGGTTGTTTTTGAGATGCGTATCGATGAGCGCGACCGATTCGGGGATTTTCATAACCATTATATTTACCTCTCGGAGATCATCGTCGACACCTACGCGGTGATTATGAGTCGACGTGCCAGGCAAGAAGTTCAAGTTCTTCGTGCAATTCACAATCAACGATATATCTGCATCTCGAATGAACTTGCTATCGACTGCATCGGCCGCGCTGCCTACCCAGACGTTTCGAGCGATGAGCTTCCGAGGATAAAACGCCTCGCGATCAAGGAACGGATTGGTCATTCTTGTGCCTACCTAGACCCACCTCGTAATCTAGAATGTGAGCCGGGTTTTATTTCTTTGGACGCCATGAATTCGCGGCCAATATCTGCAAATAAAATCAATGTGGAATACATACAGACGCGTCATGACCGGCGCAGTCATGCAACTGGCACTCGTGGGTGCAGCCGACGTGATCATGACAGGCAGCCCCGAAATCAGTTTCTTCAAGAGCTTGACGCGGCGATACACACACTACGCGGCCGAATCCGTGCAGATGGCATTCCAAGGCACTGCAGATTTTGGACGAAGCGTATCGGCTCCAATCACTCGTAGCGGAGACCTCGTATCGAAATGTTACTTGCAAATCACATTGCCGGACCTCAATAATTTCCATGCGTCAGTCAACGTTGCCCTTGCCGCGCCGACATCGACCGTGCCTGCGATCATCAGCGCTCGATTCACGAGTTCGACGACTGCGCTCGTGACGATCACGCCTCCGACATCGACTGTGGGATCGCACAGGTACAGAGCCACGCTGAGCCGCAATAATGAAGATGGCATTGACGATTTTTTCTCGGCCTTGTCATCGACGACAATCCTCATCACGGCGCTCGATAAGACCAAGTCGTATAGCGTCGTCGTCAACCGCCAGCTCATGAGCGGCGAGTCCGTCACGTCCAACGACTCAAATTCCGCTTCAATGGATATAATTTGTCTCAAATGGTGCAATTCAATCGGCCACGCTATCATGCGCAGCGTCGAGTGCCAGCTTGGAGGAGCGCGCATCGATCGACACGTCTCGGAATTCTTCGATATTATGTCGGAACTCAATTTGCCCGAAGAGAAACGCGCTGGGTTTGAGCAGATGGTCGGCAAGTATGCCAATTACGATGTGTACGATAACTCGTTCTCTCAACGGACGCTCTTTGTGCCTCTCATATTCTTCTTCAATAAAGCTCCATCGCTCAGCATTCCGCTCGTCGCCTTGGCCTTCCACGAACTCAAATTGAATTTCGAGTTCCGTGATTGGACCGAACTCATCAGATCTAATATTCCCATCTCGACACTGGTTGATACGCGCGGATCGACGCCCAGCATGGAATGTAAATTGTATTCTGAAATGTATTTGCTCGATACCGAGGAAAGGCTCAGGTTCAGCAGCATGCCTCAAGAGATGATTATTGAAGTGTGTCAATTCCTCGGCGATCATCCCATTATTGTCGATACTGAAGAGCCCAATTTGAGCCGCAAGATCTCGTTGAATTTCTCTCATCCAGTCAAGGAACTCATTTTCGTGTATAACCATTCTTCATCGTACAATGCCAATGTGACAGCTCCTTATTATGCTGTCGAAGGCAACGACTACTTCAATTGCGATATGCCAAGCCCGTACACGAGCGAGGAACCTATTATCACGGCCAAACTCCAAATTAACGGATCGGACAGAATCGAGGAACGGCCATCGCAATATTATCGTCTCGTGCAGCCGTTTCAACACCACCTACGCATTCCCAATAAGAAAGTCTATGTCTACAGTCTAAGTCTCAACGCAGACGACATACAGCCCAGTGGAAGTCTCAATTGGAGTCGCGTGGATCAAGCGCATCTCGTCCTGACGCTTAATCCCAATATGATCAATACACGTGGCCGCGTCAGGGTCTTTGCGATCTCGTACAACCTTCTTCGAATCGCAAGTGGCCTCGGCGGATTGGCATTTGCCGGCGGGTAAAGTAAAATAAAATGCGAGCTTGATTCTAGACGCAAACGAGCGTGACAATGACAAATACATATGTGCTGGGCAATGCGCGATGGACCAAGATCCTTGCGAGAAACAGGAACGTCGCGCCTGGGAACGCAATTAATTTCAATGGCCGTGGCGTACCTAGTTTCATTGGCGCAGGAGATGGCGCCGTACCCCTCGGAACGAAGAACCGGATCCATATTGTGAATGGAGCCGAGGCATTTACGTTACAAAAAGAAATGGGCGCGACGGTCCAAGTGATGAATGCCCGACCACCGATCGCATCTGGCAAATATATCGTCAAGACATCATGGTATCGCGGCGCCAAGGGTGTTGACTTCGAGAAATGGGCTCGTCAATGCCGAAAAGAAGCCTACATCCAATCTGAATTATCGACCCAATACGCGCGATGCGGCATTTTCCCTCGCGTCGCAATTCACGGATTCGTGCGCGGCGCGTTCCACGTCGTTTCCGAATGCCCGCCAAACATCCGACTCGTCGATATCGAACGTATTTCGACGGTCGCCGAGGCGCGCGCGACATACAACGCCGTCGCAGCTGCTATTTATTTGATGTGGACGTCGAAAGTAGCTCCGATGCGGTATGCGCCTCACATGTTCGCCCTCGCAGGGGCTAGATCGCCACATGCCGTCGTTCTCGATTACAACCAGATCGTGATTTTCGACGAGGTTGTCGATAAAGCGTTTCGTCCGTATTTGCAGCGATTGAAGACCGTCGAAGGATCATGTGGCCGCCTCAAAACGAAACCGGGGACATTGGAAAGTATTTGGTTTGGGCTCAGATCTGTGACACGCCGTATGATGTCGAAACATATATCGCTCTACAAATCGTACAAGGAACCTGGCGAACGGACGACGTACACGAGCGTCATGAATTTCCTCGCGCGACTCGGCGAAACCATGAACGATCCGCCTGCCGCAGGTCGTCCCGTTTCAAGAGGAGGACGCGGCCGACGGACATTATTCGGCCGAGGTCTTCGACTCCTGGGCGGCCGCCGCGGGAGTCGGAGCGATCCCGATAAGAAATCACCTCCGTTGAAAATCAGGAAAGTCGCGACGTTGCCTGAATCTGAAGGAGGGTGGCGTCCACGCAAACATTCGGCGACATGGGGCGTCACGCGCACTGCCGAAAGCAACCATAATAACCATAATAACGCGCGCCACGGAAACCGTACATCGCAATTCCGCGCACCCAACGCTATCTATACGTCTCCCAAATCCACACCGTCAAACACTGGGAACGAGAACGGCATTGCGAGCGCTCCTCCGGCCCAATCGACGCCAATGTTTCCCGCATCGTCAGCGCCTCCCAACCCATTCGTAAATAATAAAGAGGAGTATAACGATCCGTACAATTTACGTGGCGTGAAAAATACATGGAGTGGATTGAATCAGAAGCGGAAGAATTTCATCGTCGAATCTGAGCTGAACAAATCTAAAGATGAGATAGATCGCTTGAAGAAAATCCCTGAAGTATCTGAGATGCTTCGTCTGAAAGCCCAGAAGGTAGAGTCTATGTATAATAAATCTAGCCCGGCCGCCCAATCACAAAGTAGAGATAATGAAATGACGAAGATCATCTCGAATGCCGTGACAAAGGCATTCCGCGGCGAGAACTCATACGTTAACAATGCATCGCGCAACGCCCGGATCCTTATGGAATTACACAAGGAGTTTAAAGTGACGTGGCCAAATATCGATAAGAATGTCAAAGATGGTATCGTGCAAAAATACATTACCCGATTCCAAAATTTGGATTTGTATAAACAACTCATTGCCTCGAACAAACTCAATACACTCGTCCGAACTGTCTACGCACACAACACATCGAGGTACAATATTGGAAATCGCCCTGGGAACGCACATAAA